CAGGATGCTGTTACTGTCGATCAGGGCGATGGCCCTGATACTTATTCTAATTATGCGCTTCTTTCGCGTGGCAAGCGTCATGATTATTTTACTAGCTGCTTGCCTTGGCCTCAAAAAAATAATACTGGTATTGCTGTGACTCTTCCTCTCGGCGGCAATGCGCCTGTGATCGGTATCGGTCTCGATAATTCTGTCGCTGCCGGTTTTTCTTCAAACGTTGAAGTTCGTGATTCGACTGGCGCTACGCCTACTTATACGTATTCTTCTACTTTTGCCAATGGTGGTGCCAACGGCTGGTATGGTCAGACTTCAACAGGTACTGCTGGTACTGCTTTTCCTCAAATCTATGCTGACCTTAATCTTGCGACCGGCGGCACCATCGATCAGCTTCGTCAAGCTTTTCAAGTTCAAAAAATGTATGAGAGGGATGCTCGTGGTGGTACACGTTACATTGAAATCCTTAAGTCTCATTTCGGAGTTGTCTCGCCTGACTTTCGTCTTCAACGTCCGGAGTATCTTGGAGGAGGAACCTCACGTCTCAACATTAATGCTGTTGCTCAGACTTCTGGAACCGGTATATCTTCACAGGCGACTCCACAGGGAAACCTCGCTGCGTTCGGCGTGCTTGCGGCAAAAAATAATGGTTTTACTCACTCGTTCGTAGAACATGGCCATGTTATCGGTCTTGTTGAAGTTCGTTCTGATATGACCTATTGCCAAGGCATGAATCGTCTTTATCTGCGTCAGTCTCGGCTTGATTTTTATTGGCCGGTTTTCCAGTGCCTCGGGGAACAGGTAGTGACAAATCAAGAAATATATATGATCGGTAACAGCTCCTCGTCGCCTGGCACAAGCACGCAAGATGGCGAGGCTTTCGGTTATCAGGAAGCTTGGGCCGATTATCGTTACAAACCGTCTTTGACAACAGGCTTGATGCGTACGACCGCCACAGACAACCTTGACACTTGGCATCTTGCATTTGATTTTACCTCTCTTCCTACGCTTGGTTCTACCTTCATTACCGACGCGCCGCCGATTGCGCGTGTTATTGCCGTTGAGGATCAGCCTCAGTTTATAGGCGATTTTTATTTTAACTACAAGTGCGCTAGGCCGATGCCAGTCTGGAGTGTGCCCGGCAACATCGATAGGTTCTGACATGTCAATTTTTAGCGATATTGGTAGTGCTATTTCAGGCCTCTCTTCGAGTGCTGCTTCTCTTTTGAGCGGCACTATTTCTGGCGCTGCTTCTCTTGGCGGTACTCTTTTAACCAATGCTGCTAATGCTAATAATACGGCCAATGCCTTCAATGATAATCTTGAAGTAGCCGATACGACTTTTCAGCGCACTGAAGCGGATATGGAGGCAGCCGGCCTTAATCCTATCCTTGCGTATAGTGAGCAGGATCCTGGTGCTGTGATGGGTGTTCCTACTGTTCAAAATGTTCTTTCCAATACTGCCAATTCTGGTTTTGATGCTGCTAATATTTCGTCGAACGTTCAGTCTGCTGATCAGAATATGCAGATTAAAACGCCTGAGCAGAATGCTGCCCAGGCTGTTTCTTCTTTGACAGCTCCTGCGTCTGCAACTTTTTCTGGGGCTGTTGGTGGTGCGATTTCGTATGCCAAACAGCGCTATGATGATTCAACTTATAATTCTGCCCAGGATGCTTCTTCTGGCGCCCATGTGACTGTTGATCATGGTCGCTATAAGGACAAGGAAGGGCGTCATAGTACTGACGCTCAGTCCGGTTTTAACCAGATGTACACAAATATGACGAGGTGACCATGACAAAGTTTTATTCTGCTTACGGCAAGAAGCCCTCTGCTGACGGTAAAGGTAAGCAGGGAAATTTCGGCCCTTCTCGTACGCAGCAGCAATTTGCTGCTTCTTGCGATGTTAATAACATCGTCAAGGCCTATACCCGAACGGCTGACCCCGCTCTTCTTAATCGCCGTGGCGAACCTACCTTCGCCGATCTAACCGGCGTTCCTTCTTATCGTGATGCTCTTCAGAAGGTCATCGATGCCGACAATGTTTTCGGTCGGCTGCCAGCTATTATTCGCAAGCGTTTTCAGAATAATCCTGCAAATCTTCTTGCGTTTGTCGCTGATGACGCCAATTACGCTGAGGCCCTTAAATTAGGCCTTATCGACCCCGCTAAAGCCGATGCTCGCAAGGCCGCTGCTACCCCCCCAGCTGTCACTAAACCCCCTGCTGAGCCTCTTCCTGCGCCGCAAGGCGCGCAGGTTAAAGGGGCGTGAGCCCCTTCTTGTGGCATTCGCCACACCACACAGTTTTTCCACTTGATATAACTGTGTGGACTGACACCAACTGAAAGGAGACTGAGATGAAACATAAACGTAGACATAAGATGACCAAGCGTCATTCGAAGCATGTGTTTAAACGTACTGCCCGTCCGCACCATCGTAATCTTCAGGGTGCTAACATGTCCATGCGTGGTGGTATTCGTCTTTGACCTGTTTCTCTCCGCTTGAGGCTTATTCCCTGGTTGACCCGATAACTGGTGAAATTACCTCTCATATCGGTAAGTGGCCGCCGGAGTCACGGCTTAACTGTTCTACTCGATTTCACTTGCCTTGCGGCAAGTGCGTGGGTTGCAAGCTTGAGTATGCTCGTGTCTGGGCTGTTCGTTGTACGCATGAGGCTTCACTTTATAAAGACAATTGCTTCCTTACTCTCACTTACGATGATAAGCATATACCCGTTAATAGATCCCTCCAAAAATCTGATTTCCAGAAGTTCATGAAGCGGCTTCGTAAGGCTTATTCCGGTCTTACCGCTATCAAGCGATACAATCATCACAAGGGCTTCGAGGAATGGATCCGTCCAATACGATTTTACATGTGTGGCGAATACGGAGAGCAGAACTTCCGGCCTCATTATCATGCTCTTGTTTTTAATTTCGATTTCTCTGATAAGGTGATCTTTAAGCATTGTGGCAAGTATAATATCTACACGTCTGAGGTTCTCACTTCCCTTTGGGGCCTCGGCCATGCCTCTGTAGGCGATGTTAACTTCGATACTGCGTCCTATGTGGCGCGTTATGCGTGTAAGCAGTCTGACGGCTTCGACCGTCTTCTCTGGAATAACTCTGTTCATGCGTGTGATCTCCTTACGCGTTGTGAAACTTCTGCCTGTATCCCCCAGTATACTGACATGTCCCGTGCTTGGGGTATAGGCTCTGGCTGGTATGAAAAATTTGGTCTTTCTGATGTGTATGCCTATGACACTCTTGTTGTTAATGGTCATGAGACTCGTCCGCCGCGTTTCTACGACAATAAATTCGCAGCCCAGTGCGGTGCTCAGTCTCTTTCTGGAATCAAGGCAAAGCGTGTTGAAAAAGCCCTTGAATTCGCCGATAATAATACTCCTGAACGTCTTCGCGTTCGGGAGAAGTGTACCAGGCTTCGTCTGCAACAACTTAAAAGGAGTTTAGATAATGATACTCAAGGTTTTTTCGGTCTATGATACTAAAACCGAGACATATATGCGTCCGTTCTATGACCCTGCCGTCGGGTCGGCTCTTCGTTCTTTCGGTGATATTGCCAAGGACAGCAATCATGTTATCGGTCAGCACCCTACCGATTTTGCGCTGTTTCAGCTTGGTGAGTGGGACGATAAAAAGGCTGCTTTTTCTCCGTTGACAGCGCCGCTGCATCTTGCTAATGCTGTTGAGTTCGCCCCGTCCGTAAGTCCAGGGTTGCAGGTCGCTGTGAACAACAAATAGTATCTCCGTTACTGGAGTATGGGGGCTCGGTGCAACTACACCGGGCCCTTTTCTTATCCACAGACTGTTTGATTTTGCAAGGTAGGTGCGGCTGGCCCGTCCCCCCTGCCTGCCCCTTGATCGGCGATCAGTGGGGACTGGCCGCGATGCTGTTGAGCACCCTACCCCTTCCCCTTCCCTCTATCATATTTTTTACTATTTGTTAATACCTCTTTGATAATATTGAGGAATGGGGCGGTATATTCATACCTCCCGCGGTATCATCATACCTCATGGAGTGTCATAATGTCATCTCAGCAGTCTGCTCACCAGTTTTCTCTTGCTCCTCAGGTTAATGTTCAGCGTTCGGTCTTTGACCGTTCTCATACCCTCAAAACGACTTTCAATTCGGCTAATCTTGTGCCTGTCTTTTTTGATGAGGTGTTGCCGGGCGATACCTTCTCTCTCGATATGACCTCTCTTTGCCGTTTGGCTACGCCGATATTTCCAATCATGGATAATATCTACATGGACTCTTTTTTCTTCTTTGTGCCTAATCGGCTTGTTTGGGAGAACTGGGAGCTGTTCTGCGGTGAGCAGGATTCTACGCCTTCTGACAGTACTGACTATTTAATTCCGCAGGCTGTTTCGCCCGAAGGCGGTTATGCTGTTGGTTCTCTTCAGGATTATTTTGGCCTTCCTACAGCCGGTACGACTGTCGGCGCTTCGAACTATATTACGCACAATAATTTGTTGATGCGTTCTTATAACCTGATTTGGAACGAGTGGTTCCGTGACCAGAACCTTCAGGATGCTGTTACTGTCGATCAGGGCGATGGCCCTGATACTTATTCTAATTATGCGCTTCTTTCGCGTGGCAAGCGTCATGATTATTTTACTAGCTGCTTGCCTTGGCCTCAAAAAAATA